CTATACTTTTAATAACCCCCTCATTAGAAGGGGTTACGCCTAACTAACTATTAAGCAGGAATAACAAACGCAACGCCAGATTCGTGGCGTAATGTTTGATAACCATAAATAGTATCTGAAGTGAACAAGTCACCTAAGTACTCTTGCTTATATTGTGTTTGAGAACGAACACCAACTTGTTCTGCTAACACTAAAGCATCTTTATGCATCATCATTCCAACTCTGTCTGTGCCTGTAGCAGTAGGACAGTTAGTAGAAACAAAGATATCAATGCCATAAATACTACCAATTTTACCAGTAGCAATTGCATCGCCATTTCCGATGAATTGTTGCTCAGTAAATCTGTTAATACCTAGCATTGTGCTTGCTGCAACTGGTGGAATAACCATAACTCTGTTATCCATTGGTACATCTGCATCATCTAGTTGTAGAATCATTGCACGAATACCAGCATCAGCAATAGCAGCAGCATTAGATGAAGCACCATTGTAAAGAGTAGCACCATCACTACCAATTACTGCTTTTTCATACATTGCTGCACCAGTACCACCTACTGTACCAGCAGTAGAACCTTTTGCAAAAGTTTCTGCTAAAGTAAATAAGTCAGAATCCACTTGTTTTGCCAAAGCATAGCCAGCATCATCGGTGTAGAACTTCCTCATTGAAGCTAATGCTTGAACTTCTGCAATATCTTCAATTAACTTTGAATACTCGTAATGTTTATCAATAGTTACTGTTACTTTCGTATTAGTAGCTGCTGATAATGTTACTTGAGTGTTTGCTGCTTTAACACTTGCACTTCCTCTTGCCGGAACTGGGATATAAATCGTATCTCCCTTCTTTCCTTTATGAGAAAGTTTAGTGACTAAGTTAGCAACCACTAGATTTTGCTTGTACGCACCTATAACTTCATCTGACCACAGTTCAGGAATGAAGTTATTGGCGACTGCAAGCGTGACTTGGTTTGAACCTAACGCCATTTTCTTCTCCTATTATAAGTAAATTATTTAACCCTACCTTCTATGTACGCTTGTTGAATTTCATCAGCTAACGCAGCATGTCTGTTAGGGTCAGTTACCTGTAGATTGATTAAATCAGCTCTACGGTAAATCTTCTTTCCACCTACAGAATCTCCTGAAGAGCGTGTTTCAGAGCTAGTCTTTTGTAATGCTTTTTCTCTTTTAACTTTTTCTTTCTTTTTAACTTCAGCAGTTTTACTTGCCATGTTAATTTGCTTCCATGTTGTAAACAACTCGTTAGCAGATTCAAAGTCATAAGAGTCAGCAGTACGGAATAACTCTTGTCGTATCTTGCTTGCTCCAATCCAGTTACGAAAGTCATTGCTTTCTACTATTTCCATAAAATCAGGATGAGCAGATTCTAACTGTGCTTGATTCAACGCTTGATTTTGCATGGCTCTAGTTTCTTTAGCTTTAACTACATCGGGATGTTTTTCTATAGCTGAGTTAACTGCATTTGCAGGGTCAGCATAGAACTGGTCCTCGAATGGTACTGGTTCTTCTTTCGGTGTAATAGCTTCAGGTGCTTGTTGTTGAGTTGCCATTAAGCTATCAATTAATTTCCGTTGATGTCCAACTTCCATTCCTTGTTTACCTAATATCTTTTCAGCATTTTGGTGCATCTCAATAACTTCTTCAAGTGATTTACCAGCATACTTCTCAGGAATTATAGATTCTGGTTCTGTTACCTCAACTTGTGTTTCTTCTTGGATATCGTAATCCTGTTGAGTTTCTACCGCTTCTACTTCTTCTACTTTTTGATTTTCTGTTGTTGGTGCTTCAGTTAAAGTTGCTTCGTCTACTACTATACTCATATTGTGTTCTCCGCCCATTTGGGTTATGAAGTTATATTAAGGTAGATTCCTTATGAAGAGGATTGTTCTACCGCTAGTTTTGTTGCATCTTCTAAACTTTGTAACTGTCTTAAAATTTGCAACTGACCCTTAGCGTGCCAAAGGTCTTTTTCACTTTCAAGAGTGCGTATATCAACTAC